GCTGCTATGAAAGATGATTCTAATAGAGCGTCTGGGAAATCAACTTCGTCTAATCGGGGTTGGGTGTAACCTTCAAATAGTTGCGCTTCAGAAAGGGTGGATGCCATAGGCAAATCTGAAGTGATCCATTGTCCAGTTGCAACCACGACTTCTCTACTCAATGATTCAATGAGAGATTGGTCTTGGCTGTTGAAAGTATTGTCATTTAAGGGGTTGTGTAAATGAGTGGTTGGTGTACTTTGTGGTGTGTCGTTTGTCATGATTGTTGATGATTCAGGAGACAAGCCTAAACCATTTGGTGTAGTGTGTGTTTGTGTTGTGGCAGGTCTGTTTTACTCTCCACTCTGTATATTACAAAGTTGCCAGCACAACCTAATGTGGCTGAAGAGGGGATCTTGTGGTGTATGCAGGGCTGCTGCGGGCACACCCTTCCTAAATAGGGAAGCCCTTTAATGTTACAAGCCTATCTCAAAAATTTTAAGATCAATTATCATTTTGTGATGGTAACCAGGTAACAAGCTTCTTCTCCTTCTTCTCCTATGATATTTAGAAAAATCCAAATTTCAAATCTATCATCTTAGATTGCTCCAAGATGAAGTTCAGAGCCTCTTGATAAGAGACTCCTGAAAATCTATATCCTAAACTGCTGCAAGCGTCTCTAACTTTGGATGTATATTCTTGATGATATACTTTTCCATGTAAAGCTGCTTCAACAGTTGCTGTCCTAATGGTTTGGTCTAAAGCCTCTGAGGGAGGTAAGTTGTTTTTAGACCACATAACCATGTCTTCTAATGTTTCTGTGCTCAAAGGGGCTACCCATAAGCCGTCAATTTGGTTAAATCCTCTTTTCAGAAAATTTACTGTAGATAAATCCTTATATGGTTGAAAAGTAGTACTCTTAGTTTCATCAGTGTAGTCATGTCCAGTGGTGGCCATGAATTCTGAAATGGTTTCCTGATTGAACCAAGATATAATACTAGGTGATATTGCCATAATAGAATCATCCCCATAATAAACTGCTGTTGTGTGTACGTTGTAATTCATTAATGTTACAGACTTATTATTTGCTTCCAAAGCAAGCAAATAACAATATCTAAAAATGAACATATTATACATACAATTGATTAGGGTGGTCAGCGGGTTCCCTGATGGTTGCGAATGATTGCAACCGATCAAGTGACCCTCGGTTAATAAAACTGCATTGAAAAGGTGTGTCGCAAGACAGCGCCGAACATTACTATTTTCGGTGCCATCTTGATACCAATCATTTACTACGTCAATGATCCTGAATAATATTTGTGAGTTGAGTGATCCATCAAAATTTGAAAAATCACCTGCTATGATATATGGGCTAGTACCTTGAAGAGAACTAGCAACATTTTTCCAGTCAGTCCCATAAACATTCATTCCAAGTCCAATTTCATTGTAAATTCTTCCTTCCATTACATGTTTCATAAATCCTAAAAAGTATCGTCTGGTAGCTAAACTCAAACCCATATTTGCGGCTGCAAATACTCTGGTTTTGAGATTCTCTACCTTGTCAAGCGTACGTCGTTCATCTTTCAAACTGGCTACAAATATTCCATCATTCTGGTCTACAATATTCTGTTTACCATCTGAAATAATTCGTTCAATGTGTTCCAAAAGCTCTGGATTGTCTGTGATATATTCACCTGATCCAAGCCAATGCTCCTTTCCTTTACCAGGATTCCTTAAAACATAAGGATAGCCTGGAGATGTCGTCCTATTGATTCCTGAAATATAATCTACTCCTTCTATTCCAGTAATCGATTCTTCATGAGTCAACACTCTCTTGTGTTGATCTTTCGTCTTCACTGATAAAACATTGCTAATCTGAAATTGGCACATGTCTAACAGGTCTTCTCTCAAAGCCATGGTGGGCTTTCCGATTTTCTGAATATTCTTTCCAAGAATATCTACGTCTCTCCTCTTAAGTACTGCTGGTGCCTTCTTCACTTCAAAGAGTCCATACAGTGGACTTCCTACTATCTTAGTTGTTGTTGCTCCACTAACTGGGGCAACATCACCTAAGTATTGAGTATTTGGCACGGCAGATGCTGACATACTTTGACAGTTCACAGTGGGTGGTTTTACTGTTACTTGATTAATAATGTTAAAATCTTCCTTACAAAATACTTGAGAATATCCTGTTCCTAATCCTCCTCCTACGTGCAATCCTACAATTTTGGGTCTAGATTTAGGATTGTAGAGTACTAAAGGTGCTCCACAGTCTCCGTTCTTCGTCTGGGCTTCATATTCAATTGCCATTAGTGTGGTAAAAATTGTGCCTTCACTGTTGGATGCATCAACTGCTTTCGCAATACGATTAAATTTTGCTCCATATACATAAGGTACATGACATCTAAACTTCTCAGTATAAAGCGTTGATAACAATTGAATATAACCATTCGCTACAAATCCATGTGTATTGGTCAACTCAGCTCTAGACGGGAAAAAGGTGGTAATATCTGATCTAGAGTTAATTGAGTTTCCACATTCAATCTGCATAAAATCAGTTGGTTGCCCGTTCCTTAAAACAGGCTTGGCTGATTTTACAACTACTGGTACTATTACATTTCCTAATTGAGCTACCTCAATAATTCCTATTTTATCGCTGTTTTCATAAATATGTCTATTCACTAATAATGTTCTCCCTTTCAAGAAAACACCATTAGCACTCCTTGTCGCAATATCTCCGTATGTGTCTGTGTAAGTACAAAGTACTCTCACAACATTTCCTTTGAATAATTTCTCTACTACTTGTTGGGTGTTTGGGTCTGTTGTTCCTTGGGTTTGGGTATAAACTGTCTTTGGGTGAATTGAAAATTCTTGTGTCTGTGCTGATTCAACTTTAATATTGTTGAATTTATTATCTTGATATGATTCTAATTGAATTTTCGAATGTTTTGGGTCCTGATATGATTCTAGCTGAATAGGCATGTGTTTTGGGTCTTGATGTGATTCTAATTGAACAGTTACGTGTTTTGGATCTTGATGTGATTCTAATTTAATAGTTTGGTGTTTTTGATCCTGATACGATTCTGTCATAATATCTATGTTACTCTTTTTATTACTGATTAATTCAGCATATTCTTCGAGTGTTACTGTGTCTCCAACTACTAAATGTTTCAATGAAATTTTAGTTACTAAATCTGTTGCTAATTGTGAATTAATTTGAATATCAAATTTATCCATAACTGCAATTGCAAACAAGACTGGTGGTTCTACTGA